CAAGAGAGACATCTTCGGCTGATAATGCCACTTCAAAATGGCAATAATCATAACTATTCATCACCTTGATACTTGCGTTCATGGTTTCCTTTCTGCCCCATTCTCAGGCAAGGGGCGGCCTAACGGTTCGCTTTACCTGCGGGGGGGCGGGTGCAGGTAACTTCCCTTCGGCGGTATCCGCTTCTGGGGTGAATAATGCTTGCTGCGCGGGTGAATCCCCCACGTCAGGGTGCAAGCGGTTGTTAGAAGGCGTAAAGAGCGATGGCTGTAAAGCCGCCGATTGTATGCGCTTCTCAGCGATGGAATAATACTCAGGTGAGATTTCACAGCCTATAAAATTTCTATCAAGTTGCAATGCGGCAACGCCTGTTGTGCCTGAACCCATGAATGGATCAAATACTGTTTGCCCTACAAGGCTAATATTTGAAAGCATTTTCTTCCATGCCTTTATAGGCTTTACGCATGGATGCCCGTTCTTTTCGGCTTTCTCGGTGAGTTGGTAGGAACATGGAACGCCCATGTTTTTCTTTGACGCATTTTTGCCATAATAAAAAATTGGTTGCGCGTCAAGATTTCCGAACACTTGCAAGCCAACTGCGGCAGGCTGATAAAAGCAACCAAACGAATCAGGCTGGGGATACAAAGAAAAGTTTTTGTTACCCGGAGTAAGAACCACACACCCACAAACTGAAATAAGTTTCTTGACAATAGGCACAACAACTTTTTCGATGTACTCTGGCGTATCTTCAAACTCGCTGGAATAATTACCTTTGCCACGCGCAAGATTTATTTTGCCAGATGAGCCTTCTATGCCATAGGGCGGGTCTGTAAACACGACATCAATATCGCCGTGTTTCAGAGACTCGATTATTTCTCGGACATCCTTGTTGTGCAAAGTGAACATGTTTTAGCCTTCTAACGGTTTGCGTTAGGCGCAAGGGCGGTATAACTTTGGCAGTAAAGAACCACCGCCCGCCCTTGTCGCCTGCACGCTGTGTTAGCCTGCGCCAAAGATACGCACAGACTCTTCCAACTCAGCACCAGATTGCAGGCGTGAAACCTGCGCTTCGAGTTCTTCAACGCGGGCAAGTAATTCCTTTACAGAATTACGTAACTCTGAGACTTCACTTTCGTTATCAGGCTCAAAGGTGGTTGTCATGTATTCCTGTTTCCTGCCAATTGCGGATTCGCACCCACCAACAGGACATTGATTTGTTTGGTAGTGATGGATGCTGTTATCACCGCCACAATTTTTACATTTATCACGTGTGTTCATGTTTTCTCCTTGCCCGCACGAAGCAGGCTAACGGCCTGCATGAGCGGCGGACGATAAAGCTGTCAGGATTTCAGGTAACATTTCTACCGTCCGCTCCATGCTTTGTTAGCTGGCGTTATTTTTATTCCAGCAAGATTGACAGGCAAGGCGACCATGTTCGTGATAGCCAGCCCATACCGTATCACTCAAATCTTCAAGAGTTTTATACTCTTTGCCGCAATACTTACACTTCTCGCCAAGATACATTGACAAAGCAATTTTGACTGCGGATTCATGCGAGACTTCAAAACCAATTTCTTCTGACATTGTTTCCTTCTTTCTCTGGCAAAGAAGCCAGCTAACGGACTTGCGTTAGCCGCCGTTGCACACTGGACATGTTTTACGCGCTGATGTGCCATCTGGAACCATGCCAGCGTGACAATTCGGCACAGTGCAACGAGTCGGCTGCACGCGTTGTTGGGCAGCGTCTGGATTGAGTTCACTCAAAAAAAACATACGCCGTCCGCTTGCCTTCATAAAATTTAGCTTTTTTAGCGCATCATCTACTGATACACATTTATCTTGAGTTGTTATCATTTATACTCGCTTTCGTTTGGACGAGTCCGCCCAACTAGTGTTTATGCGGAATGTACATTTTTTGATTTTAGTTCCGGCATGAACTTTTTACCATAATCAAGCCAGCTTGAAAATTCTTTTCGTTTACTCTCAGGCCAAAAGGCCGGGGGTTGCCTGTCTAAAATACTTCTCAACCACGTAGCAAATTTGAATAACTCCTCTTGCCCGGTTTCAACAGGCAGGAAAAGGTTTTCCATTTGTGAAACGGTCAAGGGGCGATCTGATTCTTTGCGCTGGTTTATGCAGGCATCCAAAGCCTCGGAGGGGGATTCTACGAAATCATCCCGGTACAGTTTTCGGGCAGATTTGAAATGAGACATTGTAAGCCCTGCCTCTGTCCATCCTGTGATTGATTCATCCTGAAATCCCGCAATCCCCTCAACCCAATCTCTGACCGTCCGAGGCTTGCGGCCTCTCAGGGCATAGGTAGCAATTTCATAGTACACGGTTTCAACCGGGATGGTTGCATTAGAAATCATGTAATCCCGTACTTTTTGGGCGATCTCAAAGATATTGAATTCAATTGTATCGCCGTGTTCCTTGATCTCAGCCAAAAATTCGGGGGAGCAAAATGTCAAACTTTGACATTTCTCTTGATATACAACTGGTTTTGTTTCAGTTTTCACCTTCATTTCTCCTATCTGCATCCATCTTATCATGGCTTGCGTTGCTTGTCAAGAACGTTTCATTACGCAAACTCTACCTGTTTAGTAACAGCATTTTCAAATTTCGTTAGGGTAGGTCTGAATACAAGTTCAACGCTCCCAACAGAACCATTTCTATGTTTTGCTACAATCACCTCAACAATGTTTTGGGTTGCGTTCTTTTCGTACAGGTCAGCGCGATAAATAAACATAACTACATCGCTATCCTGCTCTAATCCCCCACTTTCGCGCAGGTCTGATAACACAGGCCGCTTATTTGATCTCTGCTCTACTGCTCTGGATAATTGAGCCGCCGCTAAAACAGGAATATCAAATTCTTTTGCAACCCCCTTCAATCCGCGTGAAATTGCATCCACCTCCTGATAGCGCACATCGCTTTTTTCGTCTGATTTTTGTAGTTGAATATAATCTACAATCACAAGATCAACATCGCCTATTTTACGCAAAACCTTTCTAATCCCATTTGGGCTAATTGCAGGCATATCGTTTAGGATAATTGGAAGTTGGCTTATTTCCTCTACTCCATTTGTATATTTTACCCATTCATCCTCTAGTAATTTTCCGCTTCTCTGCCTGTCTGTTGGTACTCCACTAACCTGAGCAACCAACCTTTGAGCAGTTTGTTTATTTGACATTTCAAGACCAAAAATTGCAACCCGTTTTCCGGTTTCTGCAACGTTTTTTCCGATTGTGGTAAGCAATGCGCTTTTGCCCTGTCCCGGACGACCTGCAATAAGCAATAAGTCAGAACCATATACCCCCGTCAGCAGGGTATCCAAATCAATCAATCCAGTTTGTACGCAATGGATTTCTCCATTTGCGGCTTTTGATGTATGGGTATAAGCATCTGAAACGGCATCCCCAATTGATTGTGTATGTTTATCAGCCTGCCCATTAGTCACTTGAATTTCCCCGAATTTGTGAACCACATCAGAAACAATATCCTTTGCCCTACGCCCATTGAATGACCAAGCGGCAATTTGATTAGCTTGATTCAGTAATTCTCGTTTTACAGAATATTCTTTTAGTTGATCTGCGTAACTTTCGATATTCCCCGGCAACCCCGCCGCTTCGTGTATATATGACAAGTACACGAGTCCTACCTTTTGCCCATGACTTACATCCTGCAAGCGTCTATTGCGTTCTAAAAAATCACCTACGGTAATGGAGTCAATCTGCAACCCATCTTGATAGACATTTTCAATCGCATTCCAAACTGTTTGCAAGGAATGACTATAAAAATCGGAAACAGAGACAAAATCAGATACCAACTCGTAGGTTTCACGACCTCCCCTAAAAATCGTCCCTATAACGGTTTCCTCTATCTCTAAGTTTTGGGGAATATTTTGTTCTGTCATTCTTTTTTCCTTGTCATAAAATCGGCTATTTTATTTGCATCTTCTTCACTCAGAGGTTGACTAATAACAGCCGGGGGATTGGTAATCATTTCATCATAAAGGAAATCAAGTTCCTGCATATAACTAATCAATATTGCCAAGTCTCTTTGCTTTCCTGTTCCTGCTTCAAATTTTGCAAGTATAGGAGCAGATTTATTCTTGATTTTTTGCAACTTGATTTCGTAATATTCGGGGTTTGGTTTCGGGAGGCGGGGCATATTTTTTGTCATCCTCAGGGTTATACTTTACCTTTTTGTATTCCGGGCGATCTGGTTCTTGTTCTGAAAACGCACTAGGCCAAAACTTTTCAATCACATCAGGTTTCAACCAAATCCGTTGGTTGTCTCTCCTAAATTCATCGGAGTTGTACCACTCCATAAATTGCTCAATCGTTTCGCCTGTTTCCACTTCGCGTTTTATCAATTTCTTTTCGTATCCGTTCCAATCAGAGCGGGTCTTATCCCACTCTCTAGTAAGGTTCAATCCAACAGCGGCACTAACCCGCTCACGCATTTCAGTGATGATTTTTATTTCTGGTTGGGTCTGAGTAAAGAAGTCTAAAATATCTCCCTTGCTTGCTCTTTGTTTTTCAATACGTTCTTTTGCAGATTCTAAATCAGGTTTATATGATTTTTCTTTTTGTGCTTTAGCACCATTTGGTTTAACTGACGGTTTAACTAACGGATTCTCTCTAGTGGCTTGAGTCTCGTTTCTCAAGTGGCTTGAGTCTCGTTTCTCAAGTGGCTTGAGAAACACAGGATGACACATTGATTTGAGTTTTTCAATATTGACCTTATAGGAATTTGTATTGTATTTGCTTCTACCCTCATAAACTAAAAAAGTGTTTTGTTTTAGAGCCTCAATCGTATCCGCAAGCCCTTGATCACTCAAATTCCCCGTTTCTATTTTCAGGCGATTGTAACCGGGATAAGTACCCTCTCCCTCTTCGTTTGACTTATCGGCATAGCACAGCAAAAGAATTTTTGCAGTTGTTGATTTTGTTCTACGTGGTTTTCCGTTTTTTTCCCATTCAATATACTTTGGAAAATCTGCTTTCAAAACCGCTTCCATAACTCCTATACTCATAAGATACCCTTTCTCATAAATTCATCAGAAGTTTTATTGTACACGGCTCTCTTTTTTTTCAAATCCCATTTGCTCATACCTTATCCTTTTTTGAAATAAAAAAACTCCTCTGCTTATGGCGTTCTGCGATCTGTGGAAAGTGCCGTAACAATGAATGGGGCAAGATGCACAGAACGCCATAAATAGGGGAGTTCTCGTCATTGCTAGTTTACCGCTTTCCACACGGTCGGCACGTGTACTTGTCACGCGCCTAAGTTGTAAAGGTATTATACTCGATTTCTATCCTGTGTCAAATCAAATCTTCGTCAAAGTCTATCAATTCCATGATCTCCCTAAAATAATCATGGGCTTGATCAACCTCATTATCTGGCAGGTCGCTATCCTTGATATTCTGGTACATCCAATTAGCAATTCGCGCCATCCTCCCGGCCTTTTCTTGCCAGAATTTCTCACGTTCCTGTGTCCTTTTCAACGCCTTGCGAATTGCCCCAACCTCACACCCATCTAAATGGAGATTGCTTACATGCTCTTTACAAACTTTGCAATTCGAGTCCTTATCATATGCGCTAAATTCAAATATCATTCTTATCCTCTTTTCAAGGCGCAAATCAGGATGACTATTATCACTACATCGTAAACCAAAAGGTGTAACAGTTCAATCATTCTACGGTATCCAGTAGAGCAGGCAATTCAAGTGACACCTCTTTCTCAGCCCGTTTGACGACAACCGGGGAGAGGCCACGTTTCAAATTCAATATCTCCTAGAATTTGATGAAGCCGTGATAGTTGAACAAAATATGAAAACGGTCTGTTTTCGCTATCCGTTCAGAGGCGCGTTCTAATTCTTCATTGCTTTTGTATTCCCGCGCCTGCCTGCATTTTTCCAAGTCAACAAAGATAACCCTTTCATCTTCAAATTTCAAACCGACTCTAAGGGTTGATCTATCGCGTTTGTTGTATCCGTTGCGATATATCTTGTTGAATGTACCAACCCAAATTACAGTACCAGTTTCCCCAGCCTGATATTCAACCTCTGTCCCTCGCTTCTTATCCTTGAATGTGCCAGAGTCCAAAACTGCTAACAAATCCCCCCGGCTTGCATCTTGCGGTTTATCACGTTCACGAATATCCTGATTTTTCAAGATTTCAAACAAACTAGCCTTGAAATATTCCCGAGCCTTTTCAAGTTCGCTTTCGGGAATGTCACGAGGATATTCATCAACAGGCGCAACGGTCGGGGCGGCGCATCGTGTAGTACCGTAAAACTCAGAGCGGATTTCCTGCTTTTCGGTATCCCAAAAAACAGCATAAAAATCTGAATCGCTTGGGCCGTTCAATTCTCTATCTGCAAGTAAGTATTTAGTCATTCTCAATATCTCCTATTATATTGGATGGTTTCGATAAGAGAAGTATAAGGGATTATCTTTTATTTGTCAAGAGTATTTATTGTAATAATACCATTAGATAAAAACCAGCCCCAAAGCTAGGAGGGCTTCGGGGCTAATCAGGATGAGGGAGTCACCCTGACCATCTGCATACAGTTTAGCGCAACATTCCCCGCCTGTCAAGATATTTTCCAAAATTGGGTATTGACAACATCTGTCAAAACCGTATAATGGGAATATGCCTACAAAAAAAACCGAGGACGATCTAAAAGAACTTCAACGCATTTGGTATCAAAAACAGCAAAGCCTTATGCCGAGGATGACCCTGAATCTAATGGCAGAAACGGCGCGATATAAATCGCATGGGTCTGTTTTGAACCTGCTTCCCAGGATGATAAAACGAGGAATGGTCAGAGTAAGGGATGACGGGAAAACCACCCGGTACGAAATAATTGAGCCAGTAGAGGAAAAATGAACATAAACGAGATTAGCGAATTAGGGGCAATAATCATCGGTCTTTCGGTCGTGATTTTAGTTTTCCTGCAATTACTTATTTCGATATTCCAAGAAATCAATTCATCGCCAACGAAAAGCAAGCCATTCACGATCTCATATTTTTGGGACGATGAAGAAACCCGCGCCTCAGTTGGGACTTCGTTCGCGCACCCAAACCAGTTTATCAGGTCAGGAGAAATCACGGTTGAAGATTGCAATCAGGCAATAGACGAAATCAATTCCCGCAGGCCAGCGGAGGGAGAAAACGAACAACTGTATAAAACGGATGTAGTTGTTCAGGGCGGAGAGGTCATATCGGTAGAGGATAACTTTTTTGATCTAACTCCACCCTCTGCAAGCAACCTGTTTTCTTTGTTCACAAAAACACACTCACCTCCCCCCATAAAAACACGGAAGCGAAAATGAGCAACACTAGATTTATAGAGCAGGTCTATCATAGGTCAAAATTATTTCGGTATCTTATGATAATTGCGTTGGGAATATTTTGGGCTTCTTGCCTTTATCCGTTTGCATGGATGTATCTATATCCAGAGACAACCGATCTGACTATGGTTGTGGGAGGCGCATTGATAGGGTTTTTGTTTTTCGTCCTGTCAGGTCTTGTCCATTTGATCTTCGCGGGATTGTACTGGCTGGTTTTGGTCGGGAACGGTGAGCTATGAAAAAAGTGGTTATCTCTGTTGTACTTGCAATTGCTTTGGTTTTTGGTTATCGCGCCTGCTCAGATATTGAGCTACCAACTACCAGCGCAATTGCAGAGCAGTCAACCGTAACAGTACAACATTCGCCAGAACCAACCAGGGCAAAGCCAACGCATACCCCCATTCCTACGGCTACAATCGGCTACGAATTGACCGCTCAGGCATGGGAGAGTCAGGCCAATGAAGCACAGGCACAGGCCAATATAGAGCGCGAAAAAGCGAACAATGCAGTTGGAACTACCAACGCATTAGAGGCAATGCACATTGATGCAACCGCCCAGGTTGAACAGGATGCGCATGATAGGGAAATGGAAAAACTCGCACTAGAGCAAAGGCGTCTTGACCTGACTGCTACCGCTTTCCCGGCAGTCATGGCGCAAAAAGACAGGGAAGCTCAGGTTGCGCTTGCAATCGCACAGGATGAAGCCATGAGAATCGCGGCAACCCAAACCAAAGAAGCCACTGAAATGGCAGATAGAATATCTTATATTGGAAATATCGCAATGATTGTTTTTGGGATTGCAATTATTGTAGTTATCGCATTTCTGTGGATAGTTGTCAGAGCAAGTCGCATTTACAGGGAACAAGCACCAGCAGAATCGAAGACAGCAAACACGTTTGACAAATATTACGAAACCTCGCAAAAAGAAAAAGGGAAAAACGGGATTGAGTTTGACTTCTGTCATGGTACACGCATTTGGGCGGGGATTGCGTTTTGTAGCCTCGATCAACTCTATGAATTCTGCGAAAGGATTGTTGTTAGCGGGGAGACATTAGGCATAAACAAATGGGAGGGAGCAGATGACTCAAAAACACTTTGGAGCCGTGATGTTTTTGTTTTCTTCCGTGAGAATTTCTTGATTGATAATGGCTTTGCAATCGTTGACGAAAACGGCCTTTATCATATAACAGAAATAGGGAAATGGTTTTGTGGCTACATAAAAAGAACAAAACCAACCCACTTCCCCATAACGATTGTATTTCCAGAAAATGCAATTTTCCCCGATCAATTCACTCATATGAGCGCGAATCATAGGGTAGATGACGGTGGGGAGGAGGTTGACGACACTGAGTCTCCTGTAATATCAGGCATAGTAATCAATTGACTAGACAACTAGAGAATGGAAAAAAGATGAAAATAAAACTAAATGGCGACTATCTCCCAATCGTGGCGGGGATTGTGCAAGCTGTATTATTTAGTGTTGCGGGGGATATATATTTTCAGCGATGGTACATGGGCGCAGTCGCGGGTATTATCCCCTCCCTATCTCTAGCCTTTGGGTCGTCTAGGGTATCAGCTATCCAATCTCCGAGGCGCAGGTATTTAGGTTATGGGGCAATGGCATTAGCTTTGTGCCTATCGCCCGTTGCGGTTGCGCCTGCATTATGGATTGAATTGTCCGAAACAATTTTGGAGTCATGGGTCGCAATTACTGTGGCTGTAGCATGGGCGTCTTTGCCCGATCTGTCTATTGTATTTGCGGCGGTTGTCGCTGGGAAATCGCTTTTTTCGTTGAAAAGCGAAACAAAACCGAAGCAGACCGAAAGCACACCGAAACCGACCAAACCGACCAAACATAAAACCGAATGCCGATTCGGTTGTGGTTGGTCTGACCAATATCAGACCGAACGCGGAGCGATCAACGCAACAAACAGTCATGAGGGCAAGTGTAGAAAAAACCCTCTCAATAAACCGCTTGCGGTAGATTTATTTGAGGGCGCAAGAGGCAATAAAAAACAACAATGATGCACAAAGACAAAATCCCCTGTTTGCTTTTGTTGATAGCCCTCGCAACTGTTATATGGTTGTCGTTCGCAATTTTGTTTTTTCTTGGACGATTGTGAGGTAAAAATGGGAGAAATTTTAGGCAGAGTTGCATATATATGTTGCGGCATGGGTCTATTGATAATTTTGATCTGCTACGCAATCACCCACTATGCTAACAAATATTGGTCTGAAATCGGCAATAAATATGAGCAATAAAAGACGCGGAAACAAAGGGGAAGAAATAGCGAGGATAAAACTCGCTGAAATTGGCGTATGTATGCCCGAAGAAATCCCTACCCCGTTTTCTGTAGTTAGTATTTCCAGTGGGGGCAAGGTAAGAGGCTTTTTCAAAAAAAAGGCAACCGGGGATATTATGGGGCACAGGACAGATGGAGTCGCAATTCGCGCGGAGGTCAAGACTTCCAGCGTTGACGAAAACCTCACTTGGGGAATTATGACCAAGCATGGGAAACATCAAATTGACTATTTGAACAAACACGCGATTCATGCGCTCAGTTTTGTAGTTTGGGTCAGGCATGATAACGAGGCTCTTGTCATGCAATGGCCTATCCCCGGATTTGGGCCTCGGAAATCAATCACTTTGGAAAGAGCAAGAGAACTAAATCTGACAGATATTGACCGGGCAAAGGGGCATGTAAATCTAATATGTTGCGATTGTGAATATTGTATGGAGGAACTATGAAATACTGTGGACAATGTAACACAAAAGTTTCTGACAAGGTAACTAAGTGTATAGTGTGCAACAATACAGAATTTGTAACCAGTGAGGAATATGCTGAAATAGAATCCTATAAAGAAAAATTTCATGAGCTATCTAGGGCATATGCAAAAGGACAGAGAATAATAAAAGCCTCTTGGTTTTTCATTGGTTTCTTTTCAGGAATAGCCGCAACCCTGCTTTTCTTTTTCCTGTGGTTTGTTTTCGGCGGGGGATTTTAGTTGACAAAACAACCTAGACGCTATACAGGCACGACAGGGCATAGGTAAATTCAAGAGGGAGAGTATAAAGCAGTTCCTATATGCCAAACCCCGGTTTTTCGCGTTAGAAACGCTCCTGTGCGTTTTTACTCTAAAAATCAAAATCCCCGCCTGATTGACGGGGATTTCTTCAATGTCGAACTTCGACTCTTGATCACTTTCGCGCCCGGAAACCGGGAGCGTTGTTTTCTGCCAATTTCCCACCGACACCAAACAAGGCAAGCACCGCCAACACAAATACTATGCCGGAAATAGCAACGCCTCCAAAGGCATCAGGGACAAGATTTTCAATTAGAGAGATCAATTGAGCAGAAATAGCCATTGCCAAAGGCATTTTGAATTGATCGAGAAACTTCAAAAACGGCACGAGGGTAATCAACTGGACGAAAACCCAACTAATTGCCCATACTACAACAGCGGTAATACCTGTTTCAACAGGTTCGGGCAGGTCTACAAAACCCATCCCAACAGTACCGCCAACAGCGGGCAAAAGCACAACGAGGGCTACAATGATAACAGGGGCTAGATATTTCATGTTTGACTCCTTTTCTATTTCTTCATTGTACCAAAGAATCACGACTCAACGTGATTCTTGATCACATTCAAAAATCTTTCCTTGTCAAAATTTTTTCCAATATTATCCTCCTTCCACTTCTCAACGGATGGATTTGTATACTTGCATTGGCCCAAAACATCCACGATGCTCATACTCTCAAGTGTAACCGGAAACCTGTGAATATCTTTATATAGTTTGTAGCTTTTGGGCGGCAAGCCTGTAATAGTTTCCGGTATAGATGTTTCTCCATAAAATACAGTGGGTTTCCCCCTCGCAACCGCAAGAGCGGCGGGGGTTGTCGTAGATATAACCAGAGAAGATTTATCAATCCGTTCAATCATTTCTTGAGCAGGATTTTTTGATTGCCTCGGATTCGTGGTGATAACCCGCATTCCAAAATCCCCATCCTTCAAGTTGGGGAATTGTCCATCTAATCTACATATGGTCACGGACTCAAAATAACTTGCATATTCCCGTACAAAAGATAACGCCTGATTATCTAAAATCTCCTGACGACCTTTATCTTTTCGGGGTCTTGCGGGAACAAACAACAATCGTTTCCCGTCTGTTTTTTGAAAGGGTAAAACTTCACAACGCGGAAACCCAACTACTTCAATGGGGTAGGGGTATCCGTAACTCTCCATTGACAATTTCGCACCGGGAGCAGAAACAAAATTACAAGCAACGGGCAAGGGGTTGTATACCCCATCCCACAACCAATAGGTAAGGGGCGTATGAGGATAGATAAACCCTTTGTGTTTTTCTAAAAATTTTTCTTTTGTAACCCTTCGCCTGCCTCTGCTTTCATGGTCAAAGAGAAGAAAATCAGCATCCTTCAATCGCTTTGTGTATTCATACCCCGCAACACGTAAAGCATAGACAAAAGTATTTGCCGCGTCTTTGTTTTGTGATACCGCAAATTTTTTACTCATTGCAAAAACCTTTGTTCAATGAACTTTATATAATCAATCCAGGTAGCCATATCATAATAATATTCCATTTCAATTTGTGTACTTGAAAATTCCTGTAAAGCTAGATTGATTGCATCTGTATAAGTTTCGAGTGCAGAAACACGCCATAGGTCACGAACTTTTTTATCCCATCCGAGCATCCCCCAAGCAAGCCCAGGCTCACCCATTTGTTTGTTGATCACAACCCCATCCCGTAACATTCCGAATCTCTCTGATTTGTCAGTTTGAAAAACCCCCAAAGAAAACCCTGTTTCTGGCATCTGCTCAAATATCCCTTTGGGGCAATAAGTATCAGGCATTGTGAAATAATAATAATCCGCTTCGACCTCAAGAGCCGCAAGCATAGAACCCCAAAAGTCAAGCTCCATATGAGTATTATCCAAAATAGAAAAGTTTTTTGTAATGCTGCTCCTAGTGATATGACTACAAATATCATGCCTCGTTTGATCACTGACAGTAATAACAATTTCATCACATGGAAACAATTCAATGCTATGGTTCAATAACCAGTTCTTATCACCACACGGTAACAAGAACTTAGGATAATAACCCCAGCGCTTTCCGTATCCGGCCGCAGGAATAACACCGATTTTTTTCATAGGTAACTTTTCACAATCTCTATAAAACGTTTTGCCCTAAACGGATACCCTATCATCCTACGCCTCCAATCCTTAATTTCTTCATCCGAGGAAACCGCTCGGCGCAAAAGTCCAAGCGTGTCATCGGTTTCGAGGATGTCCAGGGGATAGGCAAGCAAATCAACATACTTATTCCAATTCCGGGCATACTGCACCGAGCCGCCCCGCTTTTGAATATGTGTAGGCAATGACCTCTCAGCCATCATAACGGTAGGGATACCATACGAGACCGATTTCCAAGCAAAGGTTTGATGTCCTACTGAAACATCAGCCTCATTCAGTTGTTGTAATTGAGTTGCATCTTCCTGACCCATATATCCAGGCACATATCTTATGTTTGGATGGTTGACTTGCTTCAATCCAGAATCCCATAAGTTTTTTATGTACCTGACTGTAAGAATAATGTCATCTGACCGGGCAAGTTTTTCAAGCCTCTTGAAAGTTTCTGCATTCACATCTTGATCTACTTTACTACACCGGGGATGGATAGGGGCAAACAAAACATTTCTTGGTTCTTTGCGGGGTTTGAATTTACGAATTTGGCAGAGTGTCCAGCCTACCGGATGAATCGGTTTATCAAAACCGTAACTTTCCATGATCTCTTTATGGCCCCGCGAAACTACAAATTGAGCGGTTGTATGCTCCCACCCGTCCTCAATATCATTCACTAGATTGGGTCTTGCAGTATGGGGGATTAGGAATGTTGTCTTTGCCCCTAAATTTCTCATTTTATTTAGTGCCGCCTTGCGACCCATGATGTCACTATCTGTCAGGACAATTTCAAGACCTTTTTGAAAATCCCTATTTTCAAGTTTGTTGTAGCCTACTCCCTGTAATGCCCGGACATAAGCATTTCCTTTATCTTGGTGATTGAAGCACACAAAACTATTAGGGGGAGCAATATGTACCGGAATATGAGCGTAGCGGCGGCGATTATATCCACTTCCTGTACGCGGGGGATTCCGCTCATTTTTTGGAATTGGAAAAAATGTATTCCTGTTACATTTCCTGCAATTATATTTATCAACGTTTCTCATTCGCTTGACAAATATAATCCGATCACTATTGCAATGTCGGCAATTCATCGCCATAAAAACACCCTCAGCCTGTTTCTAGGCATCATCAATAAGCTCAAGTTCAAAGTCAATTGTAATATCGGAGGCTACAGCTGATCCTTGAGCCATAAATCCAAAATCACAGGGGCCGACATAGGGGCCGTTTGGATAATCAGGTTCGTAGTGCATTTCTCCGCTCAAACCCACCCATTGGTTGACAAGCCTCATAGACGAATATGGAGCGGTAACTACATCTGCATTCGGTCGTTGAAAACATAGTACATTCAGACTTTTAGTGGAATCCACATAAACATCGGCAGAACGGAAGTAACCAGTTTTGCCGCTCGGAATAGTATAGACAGATATTTGAGATTGTGCAACCGGAAACGGGGTAATAGGTATTCGAGTCCAGGTAGCTCCCCCACCAGCGACACGGATGGTCAATATTCCAGCATGAGAGCCAGCAGCAGGGGTTGCATAAGTTCCAGACTCAGAAACAAGCCACCTAAAAATGCGCAACCACGAACCAATTGCAACTGGAGTCACTCCATTTGTGGCGAATGTTTGCGTTGATAGTTCCCACGTTACTGCGGATTGTATCCCTTGTACTATTATCTCTCTTGCGCCGCTTCCGGCAGAATTGTCATTCGCACTACTTGATAAAAATTCCAGCGCAACAGGAGCAGTAGGGGTATTGTAAGTGTTTGAAATTGTGACCGGGACTAGAGTCGCAACAACGGACGCCGAACCACCGAATTTATGGACGACAGATTTTCCAGTTCGATTTCCGCGCTGCACCTCTAGGAAATAATCTTCCTCCGGCGAAACTGGCAAAACAACACCTGTCTCGTATTCCTCTAAACTGACCTTAAAATTGCCTGCGGTTGTAGCCTGAAAATCAGCAATCGTCCCATCTGGTTTACTCCCCTGAATTCTGGAAATAGTAGAAATTGCCTTGACGATTACCACGTATGCCAACGCGCAAGTATCCGCAGTGTGGAACTCGATCAAAAGTTGATTAAATTCAACAGGAGCAATGTCAGGGACAAGAAGGGTTTTATCTGTGTTATCTCCGCTTTCATCTATCAAAACTGTTGAGATTGCATCTGCCCCAAATCCTAAAATGGCAGTAATTTTTGTGTTACTAAAGGATGTCCCTGCAACTGTTCCAATCCCTAAAATGCTCGTCCTTATAGCCTTTTTCAGGTCAATCAAAATTGTTTTCGGGTTTTCTGACGTAGAATTGACCAACACACCAGAACCATCAAACAAGGTTACAACAGTTCCTCCCGTCCAATTTGTTGAAGTGCTTGTGTCTCTATCAATATCAGGCTTGAACACTCTATAAGGTGATATTGGTAGAGGATTCTGGACACTGATATTTTGAAACGATTTCCCATCGCCGCTATCAGCGGCTAAGATTGCTTTTATCAACCCCGCATCGTCAACGCCTGACAAATCAGAATCAAGCCTGTGAGAAAATTGAACACTGGCAACCCCTGAATACATAACAGTCAAATGGAAATGCGTTGTAGGACTTGCGCCGTTTGTATAACGTATCTTGAAATATGGCAAAACCCGTTGAATCTTCCAAGTTTTTACCGTATCCAAATCTTCTGAATTTATTTCAAATTCATCTGTTACATGCCAATCTACATTATCAAAAGAAAACAAACATTCAATACCATTTGCGGCACTAATAACATCTGCAATTACTGAAATAGTAATTTCCCCATAATGCAAAACATACTCACTTTCACCGTTGTAAACCCCACCAGCCGCCAAATTATCATTTGTAGAATTTTGTGTACTTTCAACCCCGGAGCCACCTATTCCAAAAATAGGAGCATGATACCCGCTCCCTATATCTTTCCATAATTGGATTAGCTCAAAATTTGCATTCGAGCCGGGTTGATTCAGGTTTACGCTTGCACCCTTATCTACCATTTGCACACCTCAAACCCATAACTTTCAATAATCCATTTGAATGATCAACCCATTTCAGTCCGTCACGTTCCATAAGTGGCTCAACAACTTCTTTCATCCATAGGCCTCCTTGTACCCAATCCCACATAGTTGATACATCTTTGTATTTTGTAAACATTTTGGCAGTTCTAAACCTATCTGGTTGGTAAGTAGGATAGTTATAGTTGTGATGTTTATTTTGGTCTTTGAAACAAAAATCCATTCCAACGGTATGAACTTCCGAAACCCCTAAAACCCCGGCATGATGTAACAATTGGGTTGCTACCGTTCCAACCCTAAATTTTATCCGCTTGCTTGTCAATGTGCCGGGATGGTCAAATAGAGGGCCAGCCAAATAACCATGTTTGTATTCCCTGAAAGAGAAATCTTGCATTTGACTCTCATAGTCATCGCCTAATTCCCCAATCCGTTTTATACAAATGGATTTCTCTTTAGTCCTGTAATCCAACAAATCCCAACTTAGATAAGAAATCAATCTGACCTTAGCATTGTGCTTATTGGTAATGATTCCCATGATTTCCTGATAGCGTTTGTCTCCCTGTACCGCCTTGCCTGACGCCATGTGCATATTCTCTGTAACCATGTGAAAATCAAGATTGTCTATATTGAAACAAGTACCATTCGCTCCTAAGATCACATCCGGGTTTATATCATCCCTGACAGACTCCCAATTCTCAGCCGAATTTCCACCAAGTACAAGTAAGGCTTTCCCACCATAATAAGCCCCTTTGAATTTCTGTACCCCTTTCACGTCATGGGATTGGCGCATTGATCACTCTCCTACTTAGGCGGATTATATGGCAACCGTATTTCTTCGCCGTCTGAGTAGAAATGTAGGAACTCAGCAGGGTAATGACCGTTAGTATCACGAGGAATGAAAAACGGGTACAAAACATCTGTGCCGCTCCCGTCCTGATATGTTGGGAATCTTCCAATGACATAGGCATACCCCAAATGATTGGGATAGACTACGCCTCGGTCATTCGGGAATTCTGTGAACTTCTTCGGATAGATGATACCCGCTTTCAAAATACGCGGGTCTGCTTCAAGTAATTCAGGAATTACTTCTGGCAACTTCTCGTTCACTTCATAACCATAAGCTCTTACCCAGGTATCATCAATCCGTTTTACTGCAATGGTATTAGTGTGGACAATAAATGGGTCAATCTTTGAATCGTCCTTGTCCAAGTTTTCTTGGTTGATGTAATCTTTGCAAATATCAACCCCGGCAAAATTCGTAATGAAAAGACCGTGAGAATATTCTGCCCCGAACACCTTTCTAATATGAGCGGCCTGATCGGGGGGTAGTTCGTTCAATTTCTTACCATATCTTTTTACCGCCAGCACATCAGCCGCAAATTCTTGTTTGCCTTTGTCGAACACCGAGCGGCTTGTATAGGTGTGATAAACCAACCTCGGCCCCATTTCTCCAAAACGATGGACGCCCGGAGTACCTTGCCCTCTATCCGTTAGATTGTTACTGCGAATATCATAGTCAAATCCAACAGAATCGCCATACGCCGGAAGCAACCAATCGGGTTTTACCCAAGCAAGTTCGTAGCCTTCTGGATAAACAAGGTCATTTGATGGAGGAGGAACACTGACTAAAACCTCGTTGCTCCCGTCATCATAATTGATGGTCAACCTAGTCATTCTGGTATCAGCCTTTCGCTTGACCCGTCATCATAATTGATTATCGCATCAGCTATTTTTCTTCCCTCTGTAGGCGGTGGTTCTGTTGGGTCTTGCGGTTCGCTCAATATTGTAGCCCGTTCCCCGTTCGGGGGGTAAATGTAATTGGTATACTTCGTTGGGTTTCCATCGGCATCAATCGCAATCACAAACCACTGATAATTTTGGTCATTCGGATAATTTACATCATCCACAATTGCGTACCAATCGAATTTTTTATCTGGGTAAATCCGCTCTCCTATGTCAGACCCGGAAACCGCGCCGGGTTGATCACGAACAGTCATAGTTTTTCCAAGTTTTTCTTGTGCTTCACCGGGTATCATTTCGCCTCCATTTGGCGGCGGCTCAATTGGTGGTTCTGGCAAACCGTCCAATTCTGCCACCTCCAACATAACACAATTGAAAACATTGCGCATAATTTTCTCGCCATCGTTATTATAGCCATTTATAACTTGACCGTCTACCGCGATGGTCATGCTACCGCCGCCATCCCCATCCCCTCCCATCACAACGCCGCGCGAAATCAGTTCTAAACCGAGTTTGGTCAAAGTCCAGCCTGCGGGGGGAGTTTTGCCATTGTCAGGTTTATAGTAATCCCACCCATCCTTTGCACAAATTATCAAATGACCATCCGGGGTGAATCCGAATCCAATTCGAGAGTTTAGTTCCCCTGTTTCCTGAAAAGCAGGGTTGATTACAGAATTCACGACAAGCCTACGAGTCAAGCCAAATGCGTTATGATCAATCAATTGATTTGGATACCACCCCGCCCCTCGCGCCTCTGCAATCGCACCTTTTTGTTGGGAGTCAAATGTGATTCGGGGGTGATATGTGTCTCTTGGTTGTATGTGTTTCCAAATCCCATCCACAACCCAATCCCCGTTTGGATAAGTAGCCCTCACAAGCACAGGACGAATCAAGGGCATGAGTTTCTCTGCCCACACTCTCAGGGTGTGCGTTCCCCACCCATCCCCATTGACAACAATCGAGTGGTTTCCGGGTTGTACAGTTGCATGGAATTCTTGTGCTACCTGCTCAACTGTCCGAAATGTTGGGTATCCTGTGACCTCGGCACGAACAACATTTTCAGGGGCAATATCATAAAAATAACTTTTGGTAGTTTCCGGGGGAACTCCCAACCAATCAATTATGGCAGGGGATAACCAATTCAAATCTACTTTACCATCAATGCCTTTTACAATGCCTTGATCTGAATATTGCCACATCCAAACCGCTCCCCATTTTGATTGATCTGGAATGTAATGAGCAGGGGGAGAATCATAAGCATCTGGATTGTATGGATACCCTGCCGTCCATATAGGAATCTCAATAAAAAAATCCCTCTGTTCTTGAGTCATCTCAATAGGGTCTAATAGATTTTTTCTGGAATAAATTATTATTTTGTTGTCACAATGCGCCTGTAATTGCTTTGTGAATTGCTCTAACTGGTCAGCGGTTTCCCCGCCCTCCTCTACATCCAAAACAAGAATATCATTATTGTCAAGTCCGGTACTAAAACAAGTATCATAAAAATGGTTTGCTTGGTCTATCGGGTTGTAAGCCTTGCGATGAAAATGATATGCACCCCTGCGAATATTGGATGATTTGATACCGCCAAAATATGTCTCAAAAGTCGGGTCAATATAAGTTAGCCCCTCAGTCGCTTTAGTAATAATCAAGAATGGATTTGGTTCAATTAGGTTGAAATCATTTACAGTTTCATATCTCGAAATATCGTATCCAGGGGGATGTTTTATTGTGGGCATTTCTCACACCTCATTCAACCTAGCAAATTCACCAAAATACTTTACGGCAGCTTCATTGTAAGCTATTGCGGCCTGTTCAGGAGTATCATACCTCCCAATTTTTTTGTTTCTTCTATTTACTTGAATTTGAGCAACGTATCTATATCGCGGGTACAGTTATTTGAGATAGCATAATTATAATTTATTTTTCTTCTTTTTCTTCCTGCAACAATCTCATTTTCACAGTCAATTGATCAATTGTACCAATAAGCTGTTCCCTCTCTAGGTCATGTTGTCTCACAATTTCAGAAATTTGTTTTTGTAAAGCCCTGATTTGTTCGTCTTTTTTTAGGTTGTCTTTTTCAAGGTTTTTTCTTTTCTCTATTTCCTTAGATAGCAAAACCTTGTATTCATCCAATAAGCCTTCATACCTGTTGATAGATTCTCTCAACTCCTCAATACTTTTCCTGTCAGATTTTTGTTGATCTGCCATTTTCTCAATTGTCTCTTGCATCGTTGAAATGGTATCAATCTGTATTTTGCCAGTGTCGGCTTCTATCCGTTTAGTATCGGATTGTGTTTTTTTGATAAGAGAAGAATTCATACGCCTATTGACTATCCATGTAACGATGATTGGTATTACAATTGCAATGAGAGAGAGTAACCAATCAGGCATTTTGTTTTTCCTTGTGCTTTATATAACCTCTGAAAAACCACGATAGCAATAAAACAGCATGGAACAATCGAACAGAAGGGGAGTAGGGGTGCATACCAATATCTGTAAATAAAACAAGAACATAAAACAAAGCAGAAGTGCCCCAAAAAATCAACCAGAATACAAGCCTCCAAAATGATTGACCGCCACTCCTGTAATGGTCAACATTCAAAAAAAGAGCAAGCACACTGAAAAAGAGGGTTAGATATTGTTCCATTTTCTACTTTCCGACAATCACTCTGGTAGGTCAGGCCAAAGCCTATCCCGCATGGCAATGACAATGATTCCTAAATTGCGAAGCGCAAGAGACATATCTTTCATGATTACTTTTGCTTCTTCAAGGTTTGACACCGCTTCTATCTGTGCATCGGATATGTGGACGTTGTACCAATCATTTGCTTGCGCTTCG